CTAAGGATTTAATCCAGACTTCTGTTCCCGCATTGAATGTGGCTCTGTCTGGTAAGTTAGACGGTGGACTGACACCAGGTCTGACCATCTTTGCTGGTCCATCAAAGCACTTCAAGACAGCGTTTGCTATGATGCTAGTGAAGAGTTTCTTGGACAAATATGATGATGGTATTGTTCTGTTCTATGACTCGGAGTTTGGTGCTCCTCAGTCATACTTCGAGAACTTCGGGATTGATACTGGAAAGGTTGTTCATACTCCCATTACCGATATCGAACAATTGAAGCACGATATCATGAAGCAAGTCAACGAAATTGAGCGCAAGGATCGTGTTATGATTGTCGTTGACTCTGTTGGTAACCTTGCTTCTAAGAAAGAAGTTGATGATGCTCTAGATGGTAAGTCGGTCGCAGATATGACCCGTGCCAAGCAGATGAAGTCCCTGTTCCGTATGATTACACCTCATCTTACCATCAAGGACATTCCTATGGTAGTTGTCAATCATACTTACATGGAAATCGGTATGTTCCCGAAAGCCATTGTCTCTGGTGGTACAGGCATCTACTACTCGGCTGATAACATCTTTATCATTGGTCGCCAGCAGGAGAAGCAGGGTACCGAGATTATCGGTTACAACTTCATCATCAACGTAGAGAAGTCTCGTTACGTCCGTGAGAAGTCCAAGATTCCTATTGAAGTTACCTTCGAAGGTGGTATCAGCAAATGGTCTGGCCTGCTAGACATTGCTCTTGAAAGCGGCCACGTAATCAAACCTTCTAACGGTTGGTACCAGCTGGCAACAGAAGAAAAGAAGTATCGCCTGAATGATACATACAACAAAGAATTCTGGATGCCAGTGTTGACTGACCCAACTTTTAGTGAGTGGGTTGAGAAGCGGTATCGTATGGCAGGTGGACAAATGATGGAGGGTGAAAATGTGGAAATTCCTGACGAAGATATTTCAGAAGAATACGAAAATCTGTGACCAATGTGGTTGCGGCATCAATCCTAAGAAAGATGCCGCAATCTGTCTTCATGGTTCAGAACATGGCCTAACTTTTGAGAAGTGGGTATGTGAAGAATGTTGTATGAAGATTGCTAATGATTATGAAGAAGATTTTGAACTAGAGGATATCGCAATTGCAGAAGAAGATTGAAACTATTATCCTAAGTAAGTTGATTTCGGATGAGGATTACCTGCGTAAGGTAATCCCATTCATCAAAGATGAATATTTCTCAGATAATGCCGAGAGGCTAATCTATCGGTACATCAATGAGTTTGTGACAAAATACAATTCACTTCCGACAATTGATGCCATCAACATTGCTCTACAGAATGACCGCAAGGTAAATGAGAAAGAGTATCAACATGTCACCGAAACTCTGACTGCACTTGATGATGACGTAGATGCCAATGAGAAGTGGCTTCTAGACCAGACTGAAAAGTTCTGTAAAGACCGAGCGGTGTATAATGCCATCATGCATTCTTCAAGATGCATTGTCGGTAGGGTTCGACAACAACGTAGGCCATGACTACATCGATAACGCCGAAGACCGTTTTGATTTCTATCACCGCGCAGAAACTAAGCTGCCGTTTGACCTTGAAATGTTCAACAAGATTACCAATGGTGGTCTGCCAAACAAGACATTGAACATTGCCCTTGCTGGTACTGGTGTTGGTAAGTCGCTGTTCATGTGTCATATGGCCGCTGGTGCCTTGGGACAGAACAAGAACGTTCTGTATATCACCATGGAAATGGCAGAAGAACGTATCGCAGAACGTATCGACGCCAACTTGATGAACGTCAACATCCAAGAACTCAAGGACCTGTCCAAGTCTATGTTCGACCAGCGTATTGCAAAGATACGTTCAAAGACAGAAGGTCGTTTGATTGTCAAAGAATATCCAACAGCCAGCGCCCATGTTGGCCACTTCAAGGCTCTGTTGAACGAACTCCAGTTGAAGCGAAACTTCAAGCCAGATGTTATCTTCATTGACTATCTGAATATCTGTGCCTCTAGTCGGTACAAAGCATCATCTGGTGCCAACTCATACACTGTCATCAAGGGCATCGCAGAAGAACTCCGTGGTCTGGCTGTAGAGTTTGATTTACCAATCGTTTCTGCCACTCAGACAACCCGTAGTGGTTATGCCAACTCCGACGTTGAACTGACAGATACTTCGGAATCATTCGGTCTACCAGCAACCGCTGACTTGATGTTTGCCCTAATCGCCACAGAAGAACTTGACAAGATGGGTCAGTTGATGGTCAAACAGTTGAAGAATCGCTACAACGACCCTGGAATGAACAAGCGGTTCATGGTTGGTATTGACCGTGGTAAGATGAAGTTATATGATTTGGAAGATGATGCTCAAGCTGGCATCATGGACTCAGGTCAAGACGATGTTCCTGTGTTTGAAAATACTACCATTGGTAAGCGAAGAGATTTTTCAAAGTTTGAATTTTGACTTGACAACTTGTTATAAATGTAGTATAAGAAACTATGCGCCGTTAGCTCATCTGGATAGAGCGCGAGACTTCTAATCTTGAGGCAGCAGGTTCGAGTCCTGCACGGCGCACCAAAATTTAGGAAATATTATGGATGTTGAATTAAAGTTAGTAGTGTCGTCTTTCGTTTGGGTAAATGTTGGCAGCCAAGATTTGCCTTTATGGAAAACTATGGGCGGCAAAGAATACATTGTCAAATATTTTCGTGGCGAACCAACCTTCGAAATGATTAATGAGGAACTGGACAAAGTTGCCCATATGTTTGAAGGTGGAGATGCATTTACAAGAGAAACCGTTGCTGGCTTCGAAGTTTATTTCGCAGATGCACCGACCAATTCTGAAACATTCCAAGTCAATCTAAATGGCGCTATCGATTTTCCGCCTATCGATCTTAGCGCAGTAGATGTCACCGAAGAATTGGATGCTATACTACCATAAAAATACCGCTTGACATTTCCTCAGAATATGCTACTATAATAGTAGACAGAAATGAGAGAATGTGATTCGAAAATATTATAAATATAGGGTAATTTATAGAGATGGAACCCTATGTTAACCCTGACACAATTCATCACAGAAGCGGTACATACCGGTGGTATTGCTCATATTGAGCATCCTTCCGATAGATCGTTTGATAGTAAAGAAGCTGCACACCACGCATTGGAAACTCTGCGGGGTGTTGCCCATGGGAAGACACCATCTACACGTAAGATAGATGATAGAATGTCCTTTCATGTGGTTCGCACACCCGAGGGTAAGATCGGCGTCAAGTATAAAGGCGCGGGTTCCCACTACAACTATTCTGCATCCGATATCGAAAAGCAACATGGCCATAAACCATATCTTGTTGGTCCTCTGAAAGCACTTCATGCCCACCTGGGCAAAGTTCTTCCTAAAAAGCCAGGTGAATATCAGGGTGGTTATATGAGCCAACCGCACGAACGTTCCGAACACTCTTCGCATATTTCCCACGCTCCTAACACGATTGAATATCGTGCAGATGCAGGTAGTGAAGAAGCAAAGAAGCTAAAGCGTTCCAAGGTCAGTGTTACTATACACACGGAACTAAAAGGTCCAGATAGAACTGCTCACCCGATTACGGACATGTCGCACTTTCAATCACATCCTGATGTCCATATGGTACAACATCTTGTATCAGATAAAGAGCGCAAACTTCATTCTACGGTTAAGTCTCAAGCAGAAGAACATCTGACTGCGGCAGAAAAGCTAATGAAAAGTCATTCGTATCACCATCTACCTGGCCACGAAACACACCTAAGAACATACATCAATAGAACGGTTTCAAGTGGTGAAAAACCTTCAGTCGAAGGATACAGAAAACATCTGGAAACTTCACACCAAAAACTGATAGATGCTGTAAAGACTGCGGCTGCCAAAGAGCGCAAGACTGCTACTATGAATACTCATCTATCACAGGTAGACGCCAACAAGAAACACTTCCAAAGATCGTTTCAAATTCACCATCACCTGCAACAAGCAACAAACCATCTTGCTAGAGGATTGGATAGCGCCGGTGGTGGTGGGTTCTCGACACACATCAATGGTGCTGCCGCTGGCGGCGAAGGCTATGTCGCCCATGGCCTAAAGGTTGTTGACCGCGAAGGTTTCTCAAAGGCAAACCGCGAACGTAGCGCCATACTAAGAGCCAGCAGAGGTAAGAAATGAGCGAAGTCCACCATCATATCACACAAGGTAGAATGAATCCGATTACTGTCGGTCATGAAGCTGTTGTCAACCAGGTTCGTAAGACTGCTGGTTCACACGGACATACAATCGTTCTTACTGGCACACATGATGCCAAGAAGAACCCTTTGTCACCAGAACAGAAGTTGAAACACGCCAAGAGAGCATTTCCTGGTGCTAATGTTCGTCTGTTAGATAAAGAACATCCCACTCTGCTACATCAATTGTCAAGACTTCATAGTGAAGGTGTC